TCTCCTACAAAAAAGGTTGATAGTTTATCGCTATCAACCTTTTTATTTTAAAAACCATATAATTTTTCTATTAGAGAACGAGAATCTTCAAGTTCATCTTCTCTGTCTTTATACTTCGAAGGAATTTGCGCATCGTAACCACGTTTCTTTAACCTGAAATAGTCGACCAATTCTGGTGAAGCATATAGCTCTTCAATAGTTGGAACGGCATTCTGATTACGATCACGATTTGCATATGAAAGTAATATACCTCTTCCTCCACTTCTTGAAATACCACGAGCAGCATCAGAACCAATACCATCTAAAAATTTATATAAATAAGCCTTAGCCTTGTCTTTCTTTGTCGTTGCATTTTCAATGGCTTCATTTAAAATTTTCTTATTCGCTGCATCTTGAATTAGTAATCTGAAACGTGGATCTGAATAAAATCTATTATAGTCTTCATCAGTGAATTTATCTGCAATCTTTTGCCATAAATCAATGTCATTCACAAAACGATCTTTATCTATAGCGTCTCTTTTGCTTTTAGCATTTGGAGTTATGTCTTTTCCTTCTTTCATCAACAATGCTTTATTTTCTTTAGACATATTGATACGATTTGTAGGAGTATTCTTTGCAATTTTAGCTTCATTTGCAAGTGATGCTCTTGCCATATCAGTTTGATTACCAAAGTACTTCGTTATAAGATTTTCAGCAGCATCGTTAGCAGACTTACCAATTTGACCACCAAATCCACCAGTAACGTTGTCTACAAAAGTCTTCGCTAATCTTGGAGCAAGTTCAGCAGAAGCACCAGTACCAGCACCTACTAAAGGATATGTTATGTTATGCAAACCAAGTTTATTACCAAGATTAACATCTGATGCAGCACCAACAGCACCTTGAATAGCAGCATCAGCACCTAACATAAGACCTTTACCTAATGCAGTTTTTGCAGCACCAGCGCCAGGGAATGCATAAGTCAGACCATTTGCTACATCAAGTACTATATCTGAATTCTTAATGTCTTCACCTCTTTCAGAACGTTTACTAGTGTTTGGTGCTAATACATTTTCATTTATAAATGCAGCAATTGGATGTTCTTTCTTATAGTCTTCGTATACCTTCTGTTTATCTTTACGTATAGTTTCATCAGTAAGAATTTTCATCATTTGACTACGATCATCTTTGTTCTTCCAATTGAACTTCATTTCTTCCGCAAGACGACCCATTTGTTCTTGATTATAATCACGCCAATCTTCTTTGTTTGGAGTGAACTTCTGAAGTTGTGGAATTCCATTAACGAAAGACTTTAAACGTTCATCATTTGGATTTTTAATGACGAATGAATTAAATGCATCATTTATACGTTTAAGCGCAGCGTCTTGTTCCGCATAACTATATTTTCCACCTACATTACCTGCAGCTTTGATGTCATCTTCAGTAATAACACCATTATTTATTGCTGAACGATAGATGCTAGCATTTGCTTTAACATGTTTTTGTAATTGTTCACTTGTTGCAGACATTATTTACCTCCAAAGACATCATCAAAGTATTGTTCATCAGCTTTCTTAGCATCAGCTTCTTTATTCTGCTTAACAGTTCTGTTCCAGTTATAAGTTGCTTGTTTTTTCTGATTTTGTTGGTCTTGAACTTGATTTGCCTTTTCATTTAGACGAATCTTTAATTTTTCAACATCACGTTCATTGATTATTCCAGAATTATATGCTTCTTCAATGTCATTAGCAGCTGTTGTTAAAGCACCTTCGCTAATAGTTGTTTGAATGTCTTTAATAACAGAATCTTTTCTTGTTGTTACAGATAGATTATTTCTGTCATTTTGAATTTCATTTAACTTGTCGTATAATGGAGAAAGTTCTTCAGAAGACTTACCAATCAGACGACCTTCTTCTATCATTTTTCTAATGTTGTTCTGTGCTTGAACCATAGAAGCATCATTACTATTATCGTATTCAGCACTTATAACATAGTTGGCATCTTTTTGCCAAACCGCAGCTGTTTTTGCATCTTGAGAAGCATTTGCTTTCATTGTATCTAATCTACCTTGATTCCATCTCCAAAGCATAGTTGGATCTGACTGAGCAGGTTGACGATTTAATCTAGCACCAATTTTATCCATTTCTAAAGTTGCCAATTTCTTATTAGCATCTTCATAAGATTTACCTGTCAAAGTGCGTTCATTTCTTACAATACGTTCTTTGACTTGAGCAATCTGTTGTTCAAGCTGAGCAATCTTTGCATTATGTTCAACGTCAGATACTTCGCCTGAATAATCAGATACTTCCATTTTTTCAGGTGACAAGTCTGGACGACTAACTATTGCAGGAATCTGCATACCTCTGTCGAAATTAACCATTGTTTTCTTCTCCTTTCCAATTCCAGAATGATTTATTTTCATCTGTCTTATGAAGTGCGTCTAAGTATTTCTGCATTTCTGGTACGTTGTTCTGTTGCATTAGTGACTCACCTTGACGCAATTCGACATCGTTGCCAGCTTTCAATTGTTCAAGATCTTTTTCCAACTTAGCAAGTAATACTTTATCATTTTCTATGTTCTCTTTTAAAAATTCTTGTCTATCAATTTCTTTATTAAGAACATCTCTTTGCTTAGATTTAACTGCTTCATTCTGCAAATCCATAGCAAAATCGAAAGCATTTCGAAGTGCTTTTCCTCCGTTCTCAGACATATAGTTCAACTGTGGAACAAAGTCTTTTACTTGATATACTCCAGTGACCGATGGAGCTTGTGGCATTACAGTTAACATTTTAAAACCTCATTTATATTTATCTAAAATCCAAATAATGATGCTATTCTACTACCTGAACCATTGAAGCTAGGAGACTTTCTAATGGCAGTTTTATTCATAGACGTAGACCTATCATTCTTTATTCTATTCATTTCACGACCTAAAGAACCAGATTCTAAGAAAGACTTAAACTGTTCAGGAGATGCTGAGTAAGTATACCATTGACCATTCATCTTCAACATAGCAAGTTTATTCGTTTTATCATAAGCCATGTCTTGAATTACACTTGACCTTGCACCTATGTCTTTACGAATAACTTTATCAGTATCAGAATAATGTGGACTATCTTTTTCTGCAGCACGTCCCATTTCTTTCCAATTCTTCATAGTCTTTCTATATGGATAGTATTTGTTTAAAAGACTATTATGTTCTTCTTGAGTTTGAGGTGTTACATAATCAAGTGAATTACCAATCGCATTCCAATTTTGAACAGAACCTGGTCTATGATTTACTGGAATTCTTATGTCACCAAACATACCCATCTGTTCATCAACCATTGGCTCATCGGTGGCTTTCAGAACTTTACTAACTACTTTTGAAAACACTGGCATACTTACCTCATATTACTGTTGGAATAACTTCTTCTTTTTTCATCATTTAAGTAGTTACCATAAATAGACGAAAATGTAGAAAAAGCATTTCCTAGTCCACCACCACTATTGACATTATTCATAGGTTGAACATTAGGATTATACTGTTGGTTCTTATTGAATGTGTCAATGTGATTATTCTGATTATCTGCTACTTTCTTTACACCTTGTGCAATCATTAACCAAATTGGGAGCATTTTTTAACCTCCTTTAACTATCCAAGGATACGACTATCCAAGGATACGACTATCCAAGGATACGACTATCCAAGGATACGACTATCCAAGGATACGACTATCCAAGGATACGACCTAACATACCCTTCTTGCTATTTTGATTTGCAGCTATCTGCTGAACCATGTTAGAATAGTTCTGAGTATCAACGTTATTCTGATTTGCTATGTTGTTAATATAGTTACCATAAGCATTCATCAAGTTGTCCTGAGCATTCTGTGCAACACTTAGCAAGTCTTTATTCTTACCATAAGTATTATCATAAGCCTGCTGACCAGCGTTAGCATTCATCTGCCATTCATTAGCTGTTTGACTTCTGTCTCTCATATAACGGTCATAAGCCTTATCCCATTCTTCAGATGCCAAAGCCTGTTGCTTAGCAGCCATAGCATCTTGATAGTCAGAAGAGAATATATCAGAACTTTCACGCAAAGCATTCATTGCGTTCTTAACACGTAAATCAGCTGCTTTAGAATAGAAGTCATTTACATCTCCAGTATAACTGAATTGCCCAGGGTTATAAGCTTCCATTCCTTCAAGATTCTTCAAATAATCATCTACCTTAGCAGCAGTATCACCATAAGTGCTCTGTGTCTTATTATAGAACTGATTATAAAGGTCTTTATTAGCATTAGATGCAGCGTCTGCTTTTTCCTGTGCTTGCTTAATAGCAGCATTGGCGTTGCTTACACGTCTATCTTGCTGAAATCCATAAACGTCACCAGGATCAAGAAAATCTAAGGCTTTACCAAATAATGACATATATTATTCTCCTTTAGCGATTTTGCCTATTGTCTTATCGAAATTGTCGTCATCGTTCATTTCTTCTTCAACTACTTTTTCTTCTTTCTTTTCATTTTCTTTATCTTTTAGAAAGTCAATGAAATCTTCTAGCAACTCTATCATATTTTCTTTATTCATATTATACCTCATTTTGTTAAAATTGAACAATCAACACAAGTCCATTAGCAGTTATTGCTGTATCTTGCAGTGTTATTACTCCACCTTCAACTGAATCTTTATGAAAGACAAAATATGGCGTAATATCATTTCTGCGTTCAATGAAAGAATCAGGAAGTGGCGAAGCACCATCAACAAGTTTCTTAAATAGTCTGACCTTTCCAAGCTCTACACAAGTCCAATCATTAGCAACTGAAACATCCCAAGTACCAGAGATTGCTTGTAGAACTTCATTAAGTGAACTTTTATAGTTAACATCCATGTTTATCCTCCATTAAATTGGATAGTTCAACGGTTGGACACGAAGAGAACTGTCACTAATTACAAAATCAGTTGGTTCAGAATACGAAATACGTAATACACATTGTCTATTCATACCAAGATTAAGAAATCTAAGACGAACCATGTATTCACCACGTCTACCACAAGATGCTTCAATTACGTTACCATAAGTATAACCACCGTCTCTTGAAATCTGTAATAATGCTTTTGCAGGTCTGCCATAAGTATTCATAGCACCTGTGTTACATTCAGCAGTCAATTCTTGAAGAATGAAAGGCTTATAGTCAGCTGTAATAACTGGTGTCTGTCTCATTCTTAAAAGTGGCAACTTATTTGTATCATCGAAATCTTCGTAGAAATAATTTTCATTAAGTTCATACAAATGTCCAGATTCAGAACTACCTGTAATAATCTTATTATTCCACCATGCAGCATATAATGGCATGTAATTCTTTTGTTTACCATTATAGAAATTACGAGAACTGCGAATATGCCATTGACGAGTTGTTACATCGTATACGTAGCATTCATTCTTAATAGAGAACAAATAGAAACTATGATTATTCTTAGAATATGACCATCCTTTAACAAACTTAACATCGTTATCTGCAAGAATTCTATCTAGCCAAAGTGGAGAAATCTTTTGAACATTCGTGTCGTTAATCATCAATACACACTTAGCATTAGCCTTACCAGTACCAATGCAGAACTGTGAATGGTTAACTGTTGCAACTGAATAAGGCGCTTCAAGACCTTGTTCTTTGTTAATCGTGTAAGATGTTCTTTGCCAAGTCTGATAAGATTCAGCATTACCTTTCTGCCAGAATTCAATAGAAGAAGGACCATACATTGTTAACAATGGACCAACTGAAGTCAAAGCTACACATTTATCAGAAGAAGTAGATCCGTTAAAATACTTCTGAACACCATAATCATCTAAGAAGCAATATACACCAGAGTCAACTTCCATTGTATCAACAGTAATACCATCTTTCTTATACTGAACTTGACCATTGACAATCTTAAATACATTTCTCTTTGTTGTATTTAATGGGAATTTGATAGAGTAATATGTGAATGAACTAACTTTGTCATTTAAGACTATAGTTCCGTCAACTACTGCAATATGAGTTGGCTGAATGTATTGATTTTCTGCATCAATTCTCTTTGGCAAAGTAATGTCTACTGATGTTCCTTCTTTGAGATTATATCCATGAATATCATTACCGTCTACCCATAGAAGAATAGCACGTTCACCACCAGATTCAGCAAATTGAACTGTATTGCCAAGTGCATAATTACCCACAACTTCATCATTAAAGGATAAGTCAATTCTGTGAATACTACCTTTATATGCAACGAATAAACATTGTTCATAGTCCATAGTTTCTAGACCAGTTGAAGGAACATATAAGCCATCACAGTTGCTATTGTCACCTAGAGAGTATAAATACTTTATCCCTGGACAGCTCTGGAGAAATGTCCGAACGTCTTTACCTTCTTCACCTTCTGTATTTGCTTCAGTGAACATATTACGAGATACGGCTGAACCTTCAATGTTAGGTGCAGCCATAGCAAAATCAGTACCACCTGTAAATGAATATGTAATGCGATTAGCCATTATTTAACCCCACATTCTTCCAGAAGTCAAATCAAAGTATGACCTATTATAGTCATTGTTCCCATAATGCGCATACAACATTGGTCTGTTAGAACTATTGATACGAGAAATCATTGTCTTTGCAGAATCAAAATCCTTTTCAAAATCTTCTTTCATTTCCAAATACTTATAACGTTGACAAAGTTTGACACAAAGTCCATCTTCAATCATTGACTCATACTTACTGGAAATCTGTAATTTGTCTTCTATATTATAAATCTTAATTCCTTTCAGAACTGTAATTCTGAATTGTGAAGAAACATTACTATCAAATTCAATTACAAAGTATTCAAGTGTATAAGGTTCATAGTTAGGATCATCAAAATCATGTGGATAGTTAACTTCTACCCATTCTGTCTCAACTGTATAAAGTTCAGCAAGATGTCCTTTAGTCTGTGCGTCAATCATCATCTTGTCTGCAGGAATCAATTGTTTGTAACTATTGCCAATTTTACGAGCAACACCTATACATCTATCAGGAACTGCATCAACGAAGAATGTTGGCCAGTATTCTGTCATGTAAGAATTCCAATTATTGCTTGTCATCTTATAGAATGTGCCTATATTACCAACCATTTTATAACGTATTGTATAGAACTTTTGTGCGTCTTTAATCTTGAATATATCGCCAACTTCAACTTGATTATTTGCTATGCGTGTGTCAATTTCGCTTTCATCTGCAACTTCATACCAACGTTCAGGCTTAACAGCAAATTTGATTTTATTAGCTACATAAGCATCATAGGTTTGATAGTTTTCCAAAATATAATTTTCAGTGTTGAGCTCAGTTATAACATCACGTAAATCTCTTAAGCCAGCCATAGCTTGGGTTGGGCTGACAGCCTCGCCATCACCTACTATACCCACACGTTTGAATGCATTTTCAATTAGTTCTGCAACTGAAACCATAATTAAATTTCTCCTCTTTAATCATAAACAACCTCTTTATATTTATATTTATAAAACAAAAAGGTTCCAATGGAGTTAACCTTTGGAACCTCTGAGAGATACAGAGCAGTGAGAACATTACATTTCGATATAAGCAACTACTGATTCACGTGGGTCAGGAAGACCAACAGCGAATGGAACAACGATACGAACACCAGAAGTGAATGTGTCAATGTTACCACCTTCGTAAGTCTGAACTTCGATTGCAGAGTCTTCGAACTTTTCAGTAGTCATCTTTGTACCTGGTAATTCAGCGAACTTATAAGAGTCAAATGCGACTGCACCTTCAATACGGCACTGAGTTACTGCATATTTCTTACCATTTTCAAGCATTGGAACTAGAGTCAAAGATTCTGTTCCTTTAGATACCCATGCATTTGCATTGTTGCAAGATTCACCTTCGATTTCGATACGTAATTCAGCAATCTTACTATTGTCACCAACAATAATGACATAGTCTGCATCAGTCTGAACACCGTTCTTGTCAACTAGTTTTAATCCTTCAACCTTGAATGCGTCACCTTTTTGTGCTGTACCAGAAACACTCTTAATTGGTTCAAATCCGATAGTCTTACCATCTTTCTCAACTTTAGTTAGAGATACTGTTGCTGTACGAGAAGTAGAACCAACAACTACTGGCATGTAAGATTCACTAACGATTGTAGATGCACCATACTTACCTAACCAGTTATCACGATATAAGTCCTTAGCAATGTCTGGGTTATTGAAAGCACCAAGAGCCTTAGCAGCAATCTTTGTACCAACAGTAGGATTGATGAAGGTAACCTTATTACCAACTGCACCAGTCATGTCCAAAGCACCCTGTGCTTCAGAAAGAATTTCTAGTCCAGCAACACCAACAACTGCTTGAGATGCTTGGAATACAGTCTTATCAATAGCAGCCTTTTCTACACCACGAGCAACTGAACGTCCATGAGGAAGAGCGATTTGGTCTTTGAAGGATTCAATATCACCGAACTTATTCCATAGTGTTAATTCGCAATCGTTAAGAGCTGCATCACATACAATTTCATATTCGACTTCGTTGATAGCATCATACTGAGCAGCAAGACCTGCTTTACCATCAGTTGCAGAAGCAATACGAGTCTTACCTGGGTCAGGAATATAGACAGAATACTTGTTACCATATTTCTTATCCTGCATCTGATCCATTGGAACATAGGAATGTGCTTTCTTTAAGTAAGGACAGTTAGCATACACTGCTGTTGCAATCATCTTTACTTTCTTGTTATTACTAAATGTCTGATCATTTGTAGCCATAATTTTTAATCCTTATAAAATGAATTGTTTGTAGAACTTTTAGTACATCATATCCAACAAAGCTTTAGGATCACTGAAAATGTCTTTCTTTACTTCTTTGTTAATTCCAGGTCTTCCAATAGGCTTTACTGGTTGAACATTTGTTCTATTGTTATTTATATCAGTTCTTGACAATCTTTCGGCCAATTCTTCCATCTTTCTCATTCTATCTCCAGGAGAACGAGGAATTACATGACCGTCAGGAGTAATACCGATAGTGAATATATCTTGTACTGTCTTTTTGTTACTAGCAAGTTCGTACATAATCTTAGGACCAATAGGAGAGAAGATTATGTAATTTGACAAATCTTGGTCACCATCAATTAAAGAACCTAGTCCAGCTTTCATGCCTTCACCAACTTTAGCACGCCAGTCAGCTTCTGCTTCAGGAGTGTTATAAATCGACTTGACAGTTTTGTCTAGTATAGTTCTGTATTCTTCATCAACTTGAGCTTGACGTTGTTCTTCTTCATGTTGCTTCTGATATTCAGCAATCTTTGCTTCAAGAGCTGCATTGACTTGTTCATTTGCTAGATACTTTACGTAATCATCGTCATATTCAAAGTCTTTGCGAGTCTTTGGTGCATACTTTGCAGGATTCTCCAACTTATCAAAGCGTTCTTCCCACTGTTTCTGCAAGTCGGCAATTTGCTTTTCGTACTTAGAACGTTGTTTTGCTAGCTGACGCTTGAAAGAATACGTCATCTGTTCTTCATGAGTAAATTGACTTGGATTTGTCTTTTCTGTGACTACCTTTTTGTCACCATTCATTTCAGGAGATTCAGCAACTTCAGCAACATTACTGTCTTCTGCGGATTGATTATCGACTACTGATTCTTCTGTTGTTGCTGATACTTCAGACGATTCAGTGTTGTTATCAATGTTATTAAGGATTTCTTCATCCATATTTTATACCTCTCTAGTTCAAGCTTGTGGTGCTTGTTACCATCTATTATATTTATATTTATAACATATATCGATTTTGTATTTCTCTATCTGCTTCAATAAGTCCAATTGGAATTATGTCTTGAGTATATGTGAGCGCAAGAGCATCTGCAATGTCAGGTGATCGACCAATGTTCAACTTAATCTCATCTTTTGGAATAAGCTGTATTTTATTTGAATTATTAAGAATATACTTTGTAGCCTGCAATTCTCTATATAATTCGTCAGTTATGCCTTTTAGACCATACTCCTCGATTCCTTTCTTCAGCTTTATATACATTTCTGAACGTTTATTTGCGTAAGCTGCATTATTAGGTTTACCACCAAATGGAACTATTACAGAATTTACTCCTGCTTCAGATAGTCGTTCATGTAAATCTAATCCGTATGCTTCGTCAATAGCAATATGTGAAAGATTTGCTTTACCATGAGTCAAAATCAATCCTCTGACTATTGAGCAAAGTTCAGATTTAGAAGCAACTTTCTTTTCAACTATATCAAGAATTTCGTTTTGATTTCTTACTACAATTACATTGCTGTCTTTACCTAGACCAGAACAGTCAATTCCTATCGCGTATCCGTCATTGTTCCTTCTTAAGAATTTAGGTGTTGACGACAAAAGACTAGACGAGAATAGAACACCTGCAGAATTATCTTCAATTAACTCACCATATAATTCCTGCCGAAGCATGTTCTCGTCAAGTGTAGACTTAATCATGTTGTCAATCTGTTCTTGAGTAATTACAGATTCATCGTCATTGCCTTTCTTATTAAGGTCAAATACAGTAGAGTGAATTATCTTGATAGTCTTGTCGTTCTGATTGTCTATTAAGTATTTGTTCCACCAAGTACCAAATCTAGGTGTAGTCATTGCATATTGACGTGGCTTAACGTTCTTACCACGAAGACAATATGCTACAGTCGACAATAAGTTAGCAGGTGCAATAGCTATTTCATCATAGATAGCAACTTCAATGTCTGTAAATCCACGACAAGTCTCAATGTTCTCATAAGACATTCCATATATTGCTCCTTTGCCATAAGTAAACTTCTGTAACGTTGGATTAAATTTGTAAATCTTTCCAAGATGACCTGTTATTTCTGACAATCTTTCATCAATAGCAACCATCAAGTTCTCAGAAAGTGCCTTGAAGTTCTGAGCAAATACTATAACTTTCTTTTCAGATAGCAAAGCACGTGCAGCAATAAGAGATGCTGCAAATGTCTTACCAGATGAACGACCTGCATTAAAAATCGTAAATCTTGCATCTGAATTTACGAATTCTAACTGAGGTTCACTTAATTTGTATAGCTTTCTCATAATTTTTCAAATGATACTTCAATCTTATTGTCTTGATTAACGTTAGCATCAACTGATTGTTCTACTCGTTCCGCCCATTCATCTTTATAACGTCTCTTAAGAATTTCAAGATGATTCATCTGTCCATCACGATAATAACGAGCAGTCATATAATCTTCTATCTTTTGACGCATCATGATTAACCAGTCGACCATTTGGTCAAGTAGTTCTTTTGTTTTTTCTGCAATTATTTGTGTGTCATTAACTTGGAAAGAATAATGTGACCATAACTTTTGAGCAGGTCTATTTGATTGAAGTGACTTTGGTAGATAACTTTGAATGTCTCTCATGAAATTTGCAACTGAGCCATAAGACGGAGGAGTAGATGAATTATGTCGACCGTTTCCAAAACCTTGAGTATTAAGAATACGCCAAGTAATACCTGCACCATTTAAGACTTCTCTATCGTCCATGTTAAATTCATCTGCAATTTGTTTAGGACATTCAATTAGAGAAAAATCAGGTTCAGATAAATTATCAAGAATATACTGCATCTGTTTCTGACGTATTTTACAACCAGTCAGAATGTTTTGACCATGAATTCTCTTTCCAGTTTCTTTTAATTTTGGTGCACTCATGTTGTCCTCTTTAAATAAATCTTTCTTTCAACTTTGTCAATAGTTCAATGACTTGTGAATTCTGATTAACTATATTCTTTAGTAAGTCAATCATTTCATTATCGCTTTTTGACTGACCATCAAATTCTACTTCTGCCAATTGCTTTTCAAAATCTTTTTCTTGTAGATTTTTCTTCTTTCTCATAAATACCTCTCTACATTGTTTTATTCATATCTACTTTTTTTGCCAGTTGAACTTTAATCGCTGTCAATTCATCCAAGATACGGTCTAACTTATCAGCAAAGATTTGATTCTGCTCCTTCATGAATGTTATGTCAT